GATTGGTGTTTCAAGTGGGAAATGGTATGTAGAAATGAAACAAAATGGCACAACAAATTCTGCCAATTTTATTGGTATAGTTGACGAAGAAGCCTTTGATGATTTTCAAGACCATAGTCATTATATAGGAAGTGCAACAGTAGAAGGTGTAAATTATGGGTATTATATGCACAATGGGCAAAAGTATGTAGATGGTACTTCATCAAGTTATGGAAGTCGTACAAATGATGGTGAAATAATTGGAATAGCTTTAGACCTTGATAATGGTAAATTATATTTTAGTGTTGATGGTACTTTTGTTGCTAGTGGAGACCCAGTAAATGGCACAAATTTTATGGCAGAAAATATACCAAGTAGCACATATTTCTTTGGTACTTCACTATATCAAAATGGATACACAAGTGGAGTATGGAATTTTGGTCAAGACTCAAGTTTTGGTGGCACGGAAACTGCTACATCAAATTCAGATGTAAATGGCAATGGTACGTTTCATACAGCACCACCAACTGGCTATCTAGCATTATGTTCAGCTAATCTACCTGAACCAACCATAAGTCCTAATTCTACTACACAAGCTGATGACCATTTTGATACACTGCTTTACACTGGTAATCAATCTAATAATCATTCAATAACTGGTGTAAGTTTTCAACCAGATTGGATTTGGGGGAAACATAGAGATGGTACTAATAGCCATCAATTAATTGATAGCACACGAGGGGTAACTCATAATTTAAAAGCAGATGTCTTTGACCCAGAAGGAACATCAACTACAATATTAGCAAGTTTTGATGCACCTTCATCAATTGGTGCTACTGATGGTGGTTTCACTCTTAATCAATCTGGTGGATTAAATAAAAACACAGATGGTTTTGTTGCTTGGTTATGGTTGGCAAATGGAACAACACCAACAAAAACTTATAAAGTAAAAGTAGTTGCAGATAGTACAGACTATGGACATGGAACTGGCTCTAATAAATATCAGTTTTTGAAAAGTGATGGCACAACTGGATTTGGAACAAATGGGGTAGATATTGACCTACAAGAAGGAGGAACTTATATTTTCGATTGGAGCGACTCTACTGCTCAATCTCACCCAATAAGATTTTCACTAACTAATGATGGAACACATTCAAGTGGAACAAGTGCAGGAAGTGAATATACAACTGGTGTTGTTAAAGATGATAGTGCTTACACAACTACAATTACAGTAGCAAGTGGTGTCGCAAATCTATATTATTATTGTCAAAATCATAGTGGCATGGGTGCAGAAATACGAACTAACACAACACATGGTTCAACAAATTTTGATGGTTCTATTTTATCAGTTTCAAATGCAAACACACTAGCAGGGTTTAGTATTGTAACTTATGAAATTGATTCATCAGGAGCAAAAACTATCGGTCATGGTCTTACTCAAGCACCACAATTAATTATCAATAAAGGTAGAGACCAAAATTCTTCTTGGTGGACTTTCACAACAGTTATTGATGGAACTTTAGACTATGTAAGATTAAATGATGTTACTGTCAAAGCTGATGATTCTTTATTAAGTTTACCAACTAGCACTACATTTGGAATGATAGAGAATTATTCACTTCAACAAAATGCTGTAGCCTATTGTTTTCATTCAGTAGAAGGCTACTCAAAGATTGGCACTTATACATCTAATAATTCATCAACAGATAATACCTTTGTTTATACTGGATTCCGTCCTGCATTTTTGATTGTTAAGATGACACCTTCATCTACTGAATGGGTAATGATGGATAACAAAAAAAGTTCTTCAGGAGGAGGTAATCCAATTGATAAAGGGCAATACCCAAATTATGACTATGCAGAATACAGTGGTAATAAAGTAGATTTTTTATCAAATGGTTTTAAAGTTAGAGATACAAGTGGAGTAGGTTACTCAACAAGAGTTGTATTATACATAGCAATTGCCGAAGTGCCTTTTAAGTACGCTAATGCTAGGTGATTAATATATAGGAGAAAATAATGGCTTATAAATATAAAGATAGATACCTCAAAGTTGGAAAGTCTTGGTCAGATGGTACTTATACACACCCTTATAACTGGGCATCTAGTTGGTCTGCTGATGATTTAAAAAAGTGGGGTGTAACTGTAGAAAAAGATGAAGATACAAGTTATGACGATAGGTTTTATTGGGCGAAAGGCAAAGAACGTAAACTCGAAGATGAAAATGTAGTTGATGAAGATGGTAAGGCAGTCATTGACCCTTTAACTGGTAAACAAAGGATTCAAAGAGGTTTAAAATATCAATGGATAGAAAGAACAAAATCAACTGCAAATGGTTTGCTTACTGCATCAGATTGGTATGTAACAAGAAAATCTGAAACAGATACTGCTATCCCAAGTGCTATATCTAAATATAGAACAGATGTTAGAACTGCAACAAAGACTATAGAAGATAAAATAAATGCTTGTAGTAAGTTGGCTGATTTTATAAAACTTTTTGATACACCAGTTAATAAAGACTTAGAGCCAACTGGGAAAGCACCAATTTATGATTTTCCAGACGAGGTATAGATGTCAAAACCAACAATACAAAGTATAAATCTTAAATTAGAAAAACATATAGCTGTAAGTGATGAAAGATTTATAGAATTGCTTAGTAGGGTCAAAAGGCTTGAACATATAATGATTGGTACATCAGGAACAGCAATTGTGATGCTTATAGGTTTATTAGTGAGGTAAATTTGGTAGTTGCAGAAATTCTTACTGGGATTGCTCTAGTACAAAAATCAGTAGAGTTTATAAAAAGCAACATCAGTACAGCAAAAGAT